CTGAGCGGGCCAGCGACAAAGCTGCTCGACAAGTTCATCCCCGATGCAAGCGAGAAGCAGCGCATCGCTTTTGAGCTATCGACGCTCGCCGAACGGCACGCGCAAGAGCAGGCGCTTGCTCAGATAGAACTGAACAAGCAAGAGGCGCAAGGCAATTGGTTTCAATCGTCATGGCGCCCGGCCATCGGCCATGTGTGTTGGATAGGGCTTGCATACAACGTGATTGTGCAGCCCTTGATCAGCATCTGGGTCGAGACGCCGCCAGTGAACAGCGATCTTCTCTATCCGGTGATGCTCGGGATGTTAGGCATGAGCGGCATTCGAGGATATGAAAAAGTGAAGGGAGTGGCGAAGTGAAGTATTTCCATCCCGACGAGTTTCGATGCCAGCACTGCGGTAGCGAGGGCATCAAGTCTTCGTTCACAGAAAAACTCGACACAATTCGAGAGGAGTGCGGGTTCCCCTTCTTAATCAGTAGCGGTTATCGATGCCCGGAACACCCGATCGAAGCTAAGAAAGAAAAGCCCGGCGCACACTCAACCGGGCATGCGGCAGACATCGCGGTCACCGGCGAGCAGGCGATTCGAGTCTTGGAGGTCGCGATCAAGCACGGCATAAAAAGGATCGGGGTAAATCAAAAGGGGAGCGGTCGATTTATCCATTTAGACGCTGCGCCGGAGCTACCGGCGCCAGCGATATGGAGCTATTGAGATGGCGTTAGTCGCATTAGCTATCCCGCCAGGCGTCGTTAAAAACGGCACAAACTTTCAGCAAGCCGGCGCCTGGAACGACGCCAACCTCGTCCGCTGGTACGAGGGCAGCATGCAGCCAATGGGCGGCTGGCGAACGCGTACATCAAGCGCGATGACCGGATCTTGCCGATCGATCATTACCTATCGCGATAACAGCGGCAACCGAAGAACGGCAGCCGGCACGCATTCAAAACTTTATGTTGTAGACGAGAACAACACGCTTTACGACATTACGCCCGCGGGCTTCACAGCGGGCAGCTCAGACGCTGTTCAAAACTTAGGATACGGCGCGCTTGCCTGGAGCGGTAACGAATGGGGCACACCAAGACCCGATAGCGGGACTTACACGCCCGCTACAACCTGGTCGCTCGACACCTGGGGCGAATATCTCGTCGGATGCTCTACGTCAGACGGCAAAATTTATGAGTGGCAGAACAACACGGCCACTGCGGCAGCACTACTGTCTAACGCTCCGACGAGCAACACGGCAATCATTTCAACAGACGAGCGATTCATCTTCGCGCTTGGCGCAGGCGGCGAAGGCAACCGCGTCGAGTGGTGCGACCAGGAAGACAACACAACCTGGACCGCTGCAGCAACTAACCAGGCTGGCGGTTTCACACTCGCAACCGGCGGCAACATTATTACAGCGCAATCGATGCGAGGCGAAACGCTGATCTTGACGACCGTTGATGCGCACGTTGCTCGCTACAGCGGGCCTCCGTTTGTTTATTCATTTAGCCGAGTCGGGAGCGGGTGCGGGATTGCAAGCGCCAACTCATGCATACGAGCAAACAACTTCGCGGTGTGGATGGGGCAAAACGCATTTCACATATACGACGGTGGCGTCCGCACGTTGCCGAGCGCGGTCGGTGATTACGTTTTTACAGACATCAATGACGCTCAACGATCGAAGGTCTATGGCGTTTTAAACTCTAAATTCAGCGAGTGCTGGTGGTTCTACCCGTCGCAAGAAAGTCAGGAAAACGACAAGTACGTCGTTTGGAACTATCGAGACAACTACTGGACGATCGGCAGCCTGGCCAGGACGGCGGCCGCTGATATCGGCGAGTTTGTTTACCCGAACTACGTTTCTTCAGACGGCTACATCTACGAGCACGAAGTCGGCTTTTCTTACGACAACGCAACGATCTTTGCCGAGAGCGGCCCTATCGAAATTGGCCAGGGCGATCGCATGATGGTTGCTCGATCGCTGATACCAGATGAGCAAACTCAGGGCGATGTGACGGCAACGTTCAAGACGCGGTTCTACCCGAACGGCACAGAAAGCTCGCACGGACCCTACACGATGGCAAATCCGACAAGCGTTCGATTTCAGGGGCGCCAGGTCAGCATGCGCGTAACGGGTAGCGTTGCGACGGATTGGCGCGTCGGCACGATGCGTCTTGACGTTGTGCCTGGGAGTGCGAGATGAGGCTGCCTAACGCAACAGAAAAATACGACTCGACAACAATCAACCAAATGAATTTGCTGATTGAGCAAGCTGATGAGCTTAACCACAAAAAGAATCAAGACGTTGAAGTCGGCGCAGCGAGGTTAATTCTTAAATCGCCCAACGGCACTCGCTATTCGATAACAGTCGATAACGCCGGCACGCTGGGAGCGACAGCAATATGAACAAGCAACTTTCTTTGAAAGCGCCAAGCGCAATCGAGGCGATGATGCTTTATCGACCGATGCTCGAAGCTGCTCTCGATTTTAGCGGGGGCACGCATTTGTTTGAGGACGTAGCCATGGCTGTGCAAAACGGCGACATGCAGTTTTGGCCGGCTGAGCGCAGTTGCGTAGTCACACAAATTGTCAGTTACCCGCGAATGAGAGTGTTGCACATCTTTTTGGCAGCAGGCGACCTGAAAGAAATTAAAGACATGGATTCAACATTCAACGAGTTCGCCAAGAAGCTTGATTGCAAGCACGTAACTTTGAGCGGCCGAAAAGGCTGGGCCAAAGCGCTGCGCGATATCGGTTATTCAGTCGTGCATGTAAACATGGCGAAGGAGGTCGATAATGATTAAATCGAGTGGAGCCCCAGTTGGAGCGCCGGATCTTGGCGGCCTCTTTTCAGGCTCTCTGTACAGCCCAGAGATCGCTTATGCGCCTGAGCCGGAAATGGTTTACAGGCCGCAAACAAGCGTTGCCCCGGCTAATACTTACGGCTTCTCGGGTGGAGCTTCGATAACTGAGCCGAATTTCAGCGGATTTTTCCCTGGCGTCGTTGATGTGAATCTGGGGTCTCCCTACTCGCCGTACTCGCCGTACTCGCCATATTCCCCTTACACGCCTTACACGCCAGCCCCAAGCGTGCCGACCTTTCAGCCGTCCCAACCTGCGCCAATGAACGATTTCTATGGTGACATGATGGGGCAAGCTATTGATTTTTACGGTAGCGACTCTCAGGTCATGCAGCCATTCGCAAGTTATTATGATCAGTACGCTCTACCTGGCGTTACGCCGGCGGCGAATCCAAACGCCCAGCCGACGCCAACAACAGACCCTAATCCCAGCCCAGTGCTCGGGCTAGGGGGCACAGACATTCCTCTTTTTTCACTTGAAGACATAGCGGCAACCTTCGAGGGGCAGGCTAACGCTCTGCCGGCCGCATCGTATTACCCAACCGAGCAAGATTTAGACATTTATCGACAGATCGGCGAAGCGCTTGGTTTCCAACAAAACACGTCAAACATGCTGACGACAGAAAATATCGCTGACTATCTGCCGACTCTAGATACGTCAAATCTTTTAACTACAGACAACGTCAGTCAGTACATCCCAAATATCGACACTTCAAATTTTTTGACAACTCAAAACGTTGCAGACTACATCCCTGCGATCGATACGAGCGGGTTTGTCACACCGGAAAATTTTGCTGACTACTTACCCCTAATGGACACAAGTTCTTTTGTGACAGCGGATAACTTTTCAAGTTATTTGCCAACTGCGACGGACTACTTGTCCGATTTTGACTTCAGCCAGTATGCCCCAACAATCGATACCAGCTCTTTTGTTACGGCAGATAACATCAACGACTTTTTGCCCGCCACAGATTTAAGCGGCTATTTAACTCAAGCAGACCTGGATGCCTACACACCCTCGATCGATACGAGCTCTTTTGTAACGGCAGACAATTTTGCTAACTATTTGCCGACAATGGATTTAAGCGGCTATTTGACGCAAGCTGACTTAGATGCCTACACGCCGACCATCGATACCAGCTCTTTCATTACGTCAGGTAACATTGCCGACTATTTGCCAACGACGGATCTGAGCGGCTATTTAACTCAGGCTGACTTAGACGCATATACACCCTCTATCGACACTAGTTCTTTTGTTACAGCCGACAATTTTGCTGATTATTTGCCAACAATGGATTTAAGTGGTTACTTAACTCAAGCAGACTTGGACGCATACACGCCATCAATTGACACCAGTTCTTTCATTACGTCAGGCAACATTACTGACTACTTGCCGGTGATGGACACCAGCTCGTTCGTTACTGCAGATAACCTTGCTGATTACTTGCCATCGATTGATCTGAGCCCATACCTAACGCAAGCAGATCTGGACGCCTACACGCCTTCAATTGACACAAGCGGGTTCCTAACTGCAGACACAGTTGGCCAATACATACCCACGGTTGATACGAGTGGATTTCTCACTGCAGACACAGTTGGTCAATACATACCCACGGTCGATACGAGTGGGTTCCTAACGCAAGCAGACCTCGATGCTTATACACCTCAAATAGACACTAGTGGCTACCTAACGCAAGCAGACATTGATCAATATCTATCTGGTTACACGCCGACTTACTACAACTTTTTAGGATTCTAAAAATGTCTTTCGGAAAAGATAAAAGCAGCAGCTCACAAACTTTTGATCCGCAATTGAAGCAGGCGCTGCTAAGCGTCTTCAATACAGGCCAGGCTGTTTCACGGACACCTTACCAGCCGTACAATTTTGCAACTGTTGCACCTATGTCTCCGTTTCAATTGCAAGGCATGCAGGCGTCGGTAGATACGGCGAACGCCGGCATCGGCAGGCAGCAGCTAGCAGATGCGATTGCGGCAACAGAAGGGGTTGCGGGTTACACCCCTGTTGACGTGAGCGCCGGGGCAATCGACGCTCAGGCAGCAATTCCAGGCGTCACGGCGCAAGGAATTGAATCGCAAGACATCACCGCTGGGACGATGAAAGTGGACGACATCGGCGCGTTGGCTGCTTTGAAGCCATCAACAGTAGCGTCAACAGACATTAGTTCAACAGCGATTGATCCAATGAAGGCCCTGTCCGTCGGGACAATTGGCAGCAACGCTGTTGAAGCCGCGCAGATCGGCGATCTTTCTCCAGTAACTGCAGACGCTGTAGCAACAGACAATGCCGCAATCGGCGTTGGCGCTATTTCTCCTACAAACATTGGTCCGTTGTCTGCGCTTAAAACATCGCCGATTCAAGCCGGCACGGTTGCCGCTGGTGATGTGAACGCGCAAGCGATTGAGGCTGGCCAATTCTCCGCGACCGATTTGTCGCCGTACATGAGTCAATATCAAAGTGGCGTCATCGACACAGCGTTAGGTGATATTGAGCGGCAACGGCAGATCCAGCAAAATCAGAACAAGGCGGCAGCGGTTAGGGGCGGCGCCTTTGGCGGCGATCGACAAGCGATTCTAGAGGCTGAAACGAATCGTGCGGCGCTCGAGCAATCTGCTCGCACTGCAGCTCAACTCAGGCAATCAGGCTTCGAGTCTGCCGCACGGCTTGCAGAGGCAGACCTCGCAAGAAGGATGGATGCCTCTCGCTCGAATCAGTCAGCCAACCTGCAAGGGCAGTTGGCCAATCAGCAGACAGGCTTGGCGGCAAGCCAGGCAAACGCGCAGCTTGGCCTGCAGGCTCAAACTGAGGCTGGCAGACAGGCGCTGCAGAGCGGACTTGCGGCACAGGATGCCAACACGAGAACCGCGCTTGCCAATCAGCAGGCTGGTCTCCAGGCGCAAACAGAATCTGCTCGGCTTGGGCTTCAGAGCGGCCTTGCGGCGCAAGACGCAAAC